GTAAGAATTGCCCATAGGCTTAGAGACCCATTGAACTGTCTTCTCAGAGGTTGGGTATGACAAAGTCTCCTCATAGAATGAGGAGTCTCCATCAGCACCGACGGCAAACTTAGGATCAGTAATCATTGTGAAGTAACCAGACTGGGCCGTAGGAGCCAGAGTGGAGTAGATCTTGACACCCCAACTTACTATCCTATAAGTGGAGAAGGAAGCAGCCACAGCCGCGTAATCCGCGATGGATACAGCAGCTGAGGTAGCAGTCACAGAATGTCCAAGTAAGGTAGTTGGGACGTAGGTGTCAATTAATGAGGGTTGAATGAACCTAACGAAATTGCCGCCAGAATCAGTGTCGGGAGTAAACTTTTGCACTAAGGAGATGGCAACGCTCTTAGACGAGTCGCTGTCAGGTAACTTAGAACCCCTGGCAGAAGGTGAAAAAGGATTAACAAGGCTATGCACATGTTGAACATCAGCGAGAGAAGACGTAAACGCCACGGAACCGCGGCCGTTCTTCGTCGGTCTCCCAACTGTGTATTGTACATTCTTGCTGTTGTTAGAGCGTCTGCTCGCCTTTTGCTTGTTCTTTGGCATCGTGTTGTTGAGTTGTTGTTGGTAATTTTGTGGAACGGGAGAAGGTGTGTTTTAACTGTAGGTAGTTGATTATAAAGGTGATTGACTCAGTAATTGTAAATGATTGTGTACTGAGTTCACTAGCACCGCGGGGCGGTCGATTCTACAATCAAAGTTTGATAGCTCAGCTTCTATTTCAAGCTGGTGATCGGGCGATATGTCATATGCTAAGTAAAAAGACAAACGAGACTCGTCAGTTGGTGGAGTGAATTTTGGTTTCATTCCCCTCGATAGAAATTCCATTCCAGTAGTGAAACTGCGGGCCTGCTCCGGGCCCGTAATCATACTTTTATAGAACTCTCCGAAGATTGGCATGTCTCCAGCTAGAGACAAACCACACCAACCGATTGAGTTACGCAGTTTTTGCATACCATCAACTGTGCTGATGGTTTTTAGGGATAATGAGTCTTTGCCGAGGCAGACTCGAGGGTCACGAACAAACCTATAGTTTTCTCCGTCGAAAATTGGTCTTGCTTGACAAAATTCAACGTGTTCTATGGTTGAAC